CAATATCGGCGTCTGGGGTCTCGGGGGCGACCCCGCCATAGTCAGATTGCACCAGCGCACCGGCGCACCGGATAACCGCCTCATTCTTGGCGGGTTGTGGGGCCGTCGGTGCGTAGCGCTCTACCAGCGCCGAGGCCGAGGCCATCACCCGCTCAACGTCGGCGGCGGCGTCAGCCGCCAGCGGCCGCACGTGGCCGCCGATGCCTACAGCGCGGGCCAGCACGTCCACGGCCTCGGCGAGCGCGGCGGCGTCCGTAGGGACGGGAGACAGGACTACAGCCACACGCGCCGCCTTCGAGCGATGCTTCCAGGGTTGCCGCGTGGTGCTCGGAACACGACGGCTAACGCGGTCAAGACGGCTTGGCGCACGACCTCGATTCCCACATCAGGATTGCCGGTCTCAGGTACCACCTCGACCGCATCAGGCACGGTCTCCGGCGGCGGTATGCGGTAGAGCGGTTGGATTCCAGGACGCGCCGCGTCCGAGGCGAGCACGGCCCGAAGGTCACGCGCCGCCTGAGTGTCCGGCAACCGCTCGACGCGGAACCTGAGCGCGTCCGCACCGTCGTCAAGGTCGAGCGTTCCGGCCAGCTTCGAGGCCAACGGGTTATCGAAGGAGCGCCCCGCGAGTAGCTGAATCTCCCGCGTGTCGTCTTCCAGCGCGAACCTGAACGCGCCCGGGCGCACTCGGGATTTACGGGTTGACGATTGCCGCACCTCGGCGCGATCGCTGGTGACGGTATCCACATCGTAGAAGAAGGCCCCTTCCAGGCCGTCACCGTCTTGGCGAATCTCATAGGCACGGGCCTCGACCGTCGAGGCGGGGTAGGCCGGAGTATCGACTAGGCCGAGGCCGAGCAACCCCGCCCGCCGGACGGTGCGGACGCCGTCGAGCACCGGCGCATTGCCAGCGCGGAACTCCAAGCTGAGACCGCGCAAGACACCGGCCCGAACCAGCGTCAGCGCGTCGTCAGCTTCGCGGGTTTCGGGTAGCTGAGCCGCGATCCTGAGCGCGTCCGGCCCGTCCACAAGCTGAAGGGTTGCCGGAGTCCGAGCAATGAGCCGGTCGCGGTTATGCTGAACGTTCAGGCGCACGTCGAGGCTCGCCACGTCGCCGAACGCGCCCGCCTCGAAGGTCTCCCGTCCGAACGGCATACGGGCCACGTCTCCATAGCGGACGCCGACACCTCGGAGCGTTCGCCCCTCGACCTCGACGGGGGAGAAGCGCCGCTCTATCGGCGGCCCTTGAAACTCCCCGATGTGGCCCGATTCGCCCATCGCGTCTAGGCCAGCTTGAACGCGTGAAGGCTGTAGGGCGCGGCGTCCACCATCGCCGCGCCGGTCAAGACGACGGCGGTCAAGGCAACTTGGCCCTTGGCCGCTTCCGTGTAGGGATCGCGAATCACCGTCAGCGCCCGCCACACGGGTTGAACGAATCCACGCCGAGGCCCCGCCGCGTAGGTGATGGCCTGAGCGATATTCGAGGCCGTGTCCGGCATGTTCGCCGAGGCGCGCCAGCGGCCAGCGGGGAGACGGTCGCTCAGAAGGTCGCCGGACGTGGCAACCTGAAGGCCGCTCGCCTGTTTGAACGTCGCCGGATTCACCAGTAGCCGGACGTTCGAGCCGTCGGCGGAATACTTGCCGTCAACCCTCGAAGCATAGACGCCGTGATAGTCGCTCCATGTCGCCACGTCGGAAGGATCGCTCGGCGCGGTCAACTGAGAGACTAGGCCCTCGACCGCCGGAGACGTGTTCGCTACGGCGTCTTGACCGCTCAGCGCCACGGCGTCCAGCTTGTCCGAGAGAGTCGCGGTAAGGTCGGCTCGGAGCGCCGCTTCCATGCCGGACAATCTGACGCTGCTTTCGACACCGAACAGGTACCGCGCCGTTACCCTCGACGGCGAGACCGTCTTAGTCGAGAACGTCGCGGCGTCGGCATCCTTCGCCTTGCCATCGGAGCGGAAGTCAGCCGAGACGCCGGACGTGAGCGCCACATAGGTTGAATCTCCCACCGGCACGGTAGGCCGCTCAATCCCCATGTACGCGCCCGCCGATTCCGCGAAGATGCGCCCCGCGATGCTCGATTGATTCTCGGCCACCGAGGCCGTGACATTCGTCGCGGTGTCGGCGCGATGCTCGGCGCTGGCCGTCGTCTCCGAGGGGAGTAGAACGTCGAGGGGGACTTGATCGGCGGCAAGGTCGAGCGCCGCCCTCAATTCCCGCTCGGCCCCGTCCACGTCTCGACCGTGCGCCGCGCCGAGCAAGTAGGCCCCAAGACTCGCCTTTTCGACTAGCTGGCGTATCTCGCGGCCTTCGCCGTCATTGGCGGCGCGGGTTTCGGTCTCACCGTCCGCGATAATCGCGGCCCGATGGCGGGTTTCCAGGTCTCGATATTCCCGCTCCAATTTCTCAGACTCGGAGCGGATTTCGTCCGTGAACGTGTCACCGTCGAGGCCCGCAATCTCATTGAGACGCGAACGAACCTCGGACAAGCGAAGCGTTATCTTCTGTGCGTTAGTCATCGGGGTTTACGCTCCCATCGGCGCACCTAGTCGCGCCGTCTCTGCCGCCACGTCCGAACGCTCGATAAGAATGATCGTTCGGGTTTCGTCTTCCGCCTTACGCGTGATCTCGCTATTGCCGGTCTCGGCGTCGGCAACCACGCTATAGGTTGCCGTCTTATCAAAGGCTTGTAGCGCCGCCTGAGTGTTCGCCGCCGCCGCCCGTATCGTCTTCTCTCGCATCATCTTTTGAAGCTGGGCGGCGTCGTACACAAGTAAACCCTTTTCGAGCACGGTAGCGGCCCAATCAATCGCCGTACTCACGGCCTCGCGTTGTGATGGGCGATGCGCTCCCGTCGTGAGCAACTGTTGAAGGTCTTCAACCCGCTCCATACTCTTGACGCCTACCGCTGGCGAGTTTGCCACGCCAAACCTCCCGAAAAGTGTTTCACGTATTATATCGCGTGTATCTCCGCAACAAAAGCGCGCCAGCGCTCCCGCGCCGGAGATTCAACGCCGCGATGTTCTGCGCGGTGACATGTGGCACACAATGCGCGGATATTTTGCAAGTCATGCACGGCCCCGCCGCGATACAGCGGCTCGACGTGATGGCCTTCGATGGGCCGCGCAAGTCCGCAAGACTCGCAGCGCCAACCGGCGCGGTCGAATACCGTTCGCCGCGTGCGCTCCCATCGCGCCCCAAGGCCGTGATGATGCCTACTCATACCACGGCCCACTTTCGCGCTCGACGTGGCCTAGAAGCGCGTCTCTGTCCCTCGGCGACGGCAAGGATCATGGCCGCCGCCACATCATCACGTGCGCGGGCGCGGCGCCCACCTTGAGATTCCTTCGCCAGCTTCTCATTTCCCGCCGAGTCCGAGACGGTCACGGCCTCGGCCAGCGCCGAGCGAATGAGTAACGACACCGGCGCACTAACGCGCCCGTCGAGCACGGCGCGACGGAAGGCCCTAACGTCCTCGGAACCATCGCGGAAACCTTGGCCCCTGAATCGCAATTCAGGCAGTAGGCAAGCATCATCGACGGCTTGTATCAATTCGGATTGCTTGAAGCGGTCTCCTACGATGCACACCGGACGGCCCCACGTCTCGACCGCCCACCTGAGCACGTCGGCAACCGGAACCGTCCGGCGTCCCTTGACCGTCAGCAATTCGCCCCGCTCGGCGAGCTCGACATAGAGCCGCCCCACCCCGTCGCGTAAACCCCGCTCGGCGAGCGTCGGCAATCCAGGAAACCATGCGGTAGCTTCGAGGCGGCCCGTGTCCGGCCAGTAGGCCGAAACCGCCGTCATTGCCGCCGCTCCCCCAAGGTCGAGGCCGAGCACCAACGGCCCGCTCATTGGCGGCAAGGTCTCCGCCTCGACACGCTCCCAAGAGGCGGCGTCAATGAGAGAAGCATTTTCAATATCGGCCACACCGGAATTGAGCCGCAACGCTCGGAACATCGGGGCCAAGCTGGGATCAGCCAAGGCCCGCGCCGACTCACGCTCTAGGGCCTGCCTGAGCGCGGGGAAGTGCGGGGCCGATGGGTTGGCACGTTCCCACGCGGAAACGTCGTCTAGGGCGGCGTCAGCGGGCGCGGCGTGTACCTGAGCGTAGACTCCCGACCCGCCTTCCAAGAGCCGCGAAAACCAGCTACCACCGCCCGCCGGACGTGTCCCTAGAGCAATGAGCCGAGCATCGGGAATCTTCCCCCTCGACGTGCTCAGCGCCGCATACATCGCCTCGGAGAAGTTGACCGGCCACTGACTAGGTTCGTCGGCGAGAATGAGCCGAGGGGCGAGACCGTGCGCCCGCTTGGGATCGCTCCCGATGCAACGCAAGACCGCGCCGGTCTCACGGTCTTCTACCCGCGCCGCCGATTGGGAATCCAGGACGCGCCACCTGTCCGGCTCGGCGTCAGTCCACGGGCGCAAGTAGTCGCGGGCATGATCGAAGATGATTCGTGCCTGAGCGAATGACGACGCGACAGCGATGCACTCACCACGCCGGACGGCAAGAGGCCCCACTACGGCGGCGGCGGCGATGGCCCCCACCAGCGCCGATTTCCCGTTGCCACGGGCCACACTCAAACCCGCCGAGTCCACATCCTCGGCGAACGCACCGGCAAGGAAGCGGCGCTCCCACGGAAGCAACTGAAACCGTTCTCCTGAGCGCTCCCCTTGGCCGACGACTAAGGTCTCAATAAAGTCCGCCAGAGAGTCCACGTGAGACGGCGGGGCCGTCCGCTTCGCCGCCCGCTCATATGCACGTCTCCGGCGGTTGGCATCACGGCTCGCCTTGCGGCGCTTCTCAATGTCGGCGTAAGGCATGGGATAAGTCTATCAGCTTCGAGGGTTTTCATGCTCGCCGACGGAAGCCCCCACCGCGGTCCGCGTCTCCCCTTGCTCGCGTGTCAGGGTTCCCATGCCGCCATCCCCCCCTTGTCTCTTGTGGTATGCTCCCGGCGCTGTACGCGAAGGGGAACGACGAATGAGCCCGTTTCAGATAAAACTTGACATCAACCAGCTCTTGGATCAGATTGGTGGGTTGATCTCGCGTCCGTGGAAAGTGTGGTGGTATTGTCGTCGAGGAGGGCATGAGTTGAGACCTGTCGGGAGGTATCTGGATCCTTCTGCTCGCGAATATGTTGATTTCTGGAGATGTAAGAACTGTCGTCATCAAGATGTAGGGAGACTCTAGCATTTGAACTAGGCATGATATGATCTCTGCATGGGAAACGTACGTGGCGGCAAGAAACTCGACGCCTTCATCAAGAAGGCCAAGCGCGGCGGCGGCGTGAGTCGCGTTCGCTTCGGGTACCTCGGCAACCAGCAATACCCGGACGGTACGCCGGTCTCCGATGTGGCCATGCTCAATGAGTTTGGAAGTCGAGCGGGTCACATCCCGCAACGCGCCTTCTTTCGCCGAGCACTCGACAAGATGAGAGACGACCTATCCCGTGAACTGCGCCGAGGGTATGACCCTCGGAAGGGGCGCGTATCCGAGGAAGTGGCCGCACGGTTGGGGCGCATCGCACAGGAGCACGTGCGGCGCTCTATCCAAGAACTGAGAGACCCGCCGAATGCGCCCGGTACCCTAGAGAATAAATCAGGCTCTAGCCCTCTTGTGGACTCTGGCGAACTGGCCCGCGCCGTCGAGCACCACGTCGAATAAACACGTTGACACGCAATCTGCCTTGTGCGCGGGTCGAGGCCGTTGTCCACGGCAACGGCCTCGGAGTATGTCAAGGTAAATAGGGTGTTCATTGCGAACACCCTATTTCGCTTGACAGGTTCTGACTCGCGCGCGGGTATAGATGGTATCTTTCCGGAGACTCTTTGACTTCCCAACTCTTAGCTACGTTCTCCCCTTGGGGAGGACGTAGCCTCCCCAAGGGGTTTGGGGAGAAATTTTTTTCACCCCTTCCTTCCTCCCTCTGGCGCATGGTGAGACCGGGAGACCGGAGTCGCTTTCTGAAGAAAGCTCCGCAAAGACCTTACGGCTGGGGGATTCCCGATAGTCGCTTATGCGTCTCACGGCCCCGGCGCTGGCCGAGGCCCGCCGTTCCCCGCACGTTCCGCGCCGTGGTGGTGTATGAGTCGTCTTAGGCCCGTCGCGGCGCTCTGGCGACGTTCTCGACCTCGGCGCTGGTGACCTTCCCTCTGGTGACCTCGACCTCGACCTCGACGACGACCGCGACCTCCGCGCTGGTGACCTCGACGACGCGAAGGCGGGGCCGGTGAAGGCCCCGCCGTGGTGCTCGCCGTGTCCGGCCCCGTGGTGCTCAGGCGGCGATGTGCTCGCCCCATGCTTCCATGATCGGACGGCGGGCGTCGAGCAAGTCCGAGCGCTGGTAGCTGCGCTCAACGTCGTTGCCGATCTGGTGAGCGAGCGCGGTTTCAGCCGCGTCCCACCGCTGGCCGGTTTCAGCCGCCCATGACCGGAAGGCAGAGCGCATCCCGTGGACGCTGGCCTCGACACCGGCAACCTGAAGCGCGTTTCGTAGCGTCTTGGCGTCGAGGCGACGGCCCCGCTTCACTGGCGACGGGAAGACGAGGCCGGAACCATCGTCGAGGCCCCGCGCTTGCTCCAGGACGGCCATAGCCGCACGGCTCAGCGCCACGCGATGCGGACGACCGGCCTTCATGCGATCCGCCGGTATCGTCCACGTGCGGGCCTCGGCGTCAATCTCGCTCCAACGTGCGCCCCGCGCTTCGCCGGAGCGCGTCGCGGTCAACGTCAAGAACCTCAGCGCCCGTTTGACCGCCGCGCTCGAAGGCGTCGCGTCCACGCGGGCCAGCGCGTCGGCAACCTCGGCATGGGGGAGCGCCTGAAGATGGTTCACCACCTTGGGAGCGGCGGGTATGGCGGCGTCGATCCCTTCGCCAGCGGGGTTGACCTCGATATGACCGTAGGCCATCGCCCACTTGAAGGCGAGCCGGATTCGTTGCCGGAGCGCCCTTGCCAGGACGGGGGACGGCCCCCACAGTGGCGCAAGAGTCCTGAGCACGTCCGAGCCGGTGATGGCATCCACTGGCCGAGGGAGCAAGGCCCCGCAATGGTTCTCGATGCTGGCCCACCAGTCTTGACGGGAGCGAGCACCACGCCAACCGGCCCCGCGACATTCGAGCGCACCACGCGCCGCTTGCTCGAACGTCGGCGTAGCTGGCCGCTTCCGCTCGGCAATGGGGTCGCGTCCCTCTTTGATCGCTTGCCGTACCTTGTCGGCCCGCGTCCGCGCAGCGCCCAGGCCCACATCAGGATATGAGCCGAGACCCACATCACGCCGCCGCCCTTCATGCTGAACGCGGAGAATCCAGGAGGCCGAGCCAGACGCGCCGACTACCAGCAACAGGCCGCGCCCGTCGGCGTGGCGTCCCTTCACCCGATCCCGTACTACCTTCTCAATCGTTCCGTGATTCAGCATCCGTTACCCTCACGAATCCCCACATTCGGCGAGCGGTACCCCGCGCCGATGGGGAAGATGTACGGCTTACTCTAGCGCAAGTACCCCACCTGTCAAGGGGTTTTCAACAGAAGGACGCAACGGGGGAGAAGGTTAGTAGAGCGTTTTCGCCGAGGCTGAATCCTTCGCACTCCCCCAGAGGGGGAGAGGCCGGAGAGTGCCCGCTGGGGGCCCTCCATCAGGTGCGTGCTATACTTCGCCACTCCCGACGAGGGGTATGGAGACGGCGTCTTGGCGGACGTGGTGATCGTGGTGGACATGCTGCGGGGCTTTCTCGAAGAGGGCTACCCGCTTTCCTGCGGCGAGGAGGCGCGCCGGGTGATCGGTCCCGTCGGGGAGCTGATCGAGCGCCGACTCGGCGAGGGCGATACCGTTCTCTTCACCTGCGATGCCCATGAGCCGACGGACCCGGAGATCGCCCTCGGCGTCTTCCCGGCGCACTGCATGAAGGGCTCTATCGAGGCGGAGATCGTCCCCGAGCTGCAGGGGCTCGTCCCTCGGGGCGAGGTGTTCGAGAAGCACGCCTACAGCGGCTTCACCAATCCCGCGTTCGACGCCCGGGTCCGCGCGCTCGCCCCTGAGCGGATGACTATCGTGGGTGTCTGCACCGACGTCTGCGTGCTACACACCGCGGCGGACGCCTTCTACCGTGGCTACCGGATCGAAACCCCGGAGGCGTGCGTGGCGAGCTTCACCGAC